CCCCGATGGATTCTTACCATTCTTCATGCAAACGAATCCGTCAATATCGATCAAAAGGGAACTGGTGGTATTCAAATAATACCAATCACAGGCCGTGCGATATTTGTGATTCATTGATTGATTACGCATCGAATAGATCTCATGTTGTACTGCATCACTAACAGAAGCTTCCATATGACTTGCGTCATAACAATGGAACTTATGTACTGCTGATGATACCTTGGAATTACGAAGTAAAATATTCGCTAAAACATCCCAACCGCCGTACCAAGGACTAAGTCCCACGGCGGACCAACTATTTGTATGAGCCATATCCAGGAATCGATCATTCTGTTCTTTATAAAGCATAAAACCAACTATATGACAAATCAAATCCCCACACATGAACGTTCTAGTTTTGCGCTTAGAACGATCAGGAGAGTTGACTTTCTCAATAGGACGAATCTCACTTTTTGGTGAAGTGAGCCAAAACACATTGGTGTATCGATTTCCATTAAAAATGTAGTCGACATCACCTTTTTCAAAAACACGGGCAACGATCTCTCGGATCAATTCCAACTCATTCGCGATAACCTCTCTTTTGGTAGCATACTTAGTGTTCCAAGGAAAACCCGGCGATGCAGATAATTCTATCTTACTAATCGCTTCATCGAACGTAATAGGCCTTGCTAGCATTCTCAAAGAAAATTCACTTTGAAATACTTTCACTGCAATCCTCCACGCTTCGGGGTCAGGAGCCCAAGCATATGCTTTGCGATATTTTGCGAAATCGTTCAACAAGTATTCTCGGTCAAGGAGCGAGGGATGATAACTTTCAGGTAAATCAAACTTCTGCTCCTTGGCCAGCTGAATCAGATCGTTGTTGAATGAAATATTAGAACCCTTGAAAATTCCTCTCGTCAGACGATAATCAAATGTGATCATATCGTCTTCAACAAGACGAATAGGTAGATTCTCAAGGTTTACATGTTTTTTTGCTTCGCAACAAGCTCGTTGAGCTTCTGAACAGTTTCCAACGCAAGTGACAACCCACAATTAAGGTTGCCATGTCTGAAACCGCCTCTATGAATACCCACAACTGTGCCGCGTTGCTCGTCTAAAATCATGCAACCAGAATATCCTTCAATAGACTGGATATCATGACTAAAATAACCATTAGCTAATTCCTTCAAAAAACCATTTCTCATTTGAAATTTCCTCGTGATCGGGTCGTAATACTGAATTACTATTCTACGATCCTTATTCAAACTGGCTGTAGGTGAAAAGCTAATGTGAGGACGACTAAACATATCTAACATGACTTTATGATCAATGGTAAACTTACAAATATCTTGCATATCAGAATCAACACCAGTAGTTATGATATTGTAATGATTGACAATAAAATGACGAGTATTTGTTTGAGGATCAAACAAATAGGCAGTGCCAGACTGAATCCCGTCTAAAACGTGATTTGCCGTATAAAAGAAATTTTTTCCTTTAAAAGCATTACCTTGGAAAATGTAAGATCCATCAGGAACTTGGATTTCAATATAATAACATGTTGCTGGATCGGTCGAAGCAGCCATAGTTCGACCAAGAGTAGCTTCATCACTAACGGACAAAGGACGAGGCAATATCTTAATAACAGGTACTGGAACTTCTTCTTCAGTTCGTGGCGGCACAATAAAATTCTCATTCAAAATATTACCACTGTGAGTAAACGGACAATCTCGAACTTTGCAAACACCCAAAATTTGGGATGGGCAAGGAGTAACAAACGTGCTTTCAGTAAGGCTCTTGTTATATTTAGTAACAAAAGCCTTTTGCTTAACGGCACGAACTTCATCTTTCGCCATAAGAATGCTATAAGCATCCCACAAAATGGGAGGCATTCTGATTTTGTTTTCTTCGAAATCATCCTTAATTTCAGCAATCTGATGAGATGAATATTGAGGATTCTCTCCCGCAGCCAATTGAGAAGCAGCGTTAATTAAAGCCAACACATTACTACTACGAACAAAATCTGTAGGTAGATTCATGGTAGAATAAATGTACTTTTGCTCAATGCTGTCGTATGCAATTTGATATTTCTTGGCTCTTAAAG